AAGCTAATGATATCTTCCGGATCGTCAATTGTTGCCAAAATTTCATCGTCGTTAAGAAGACGAACTTCGCCTCCTTCTATACGAAATCTAGAACCCGCATAGCGGGCAAAAACGACCCAATCTTTTTCTTTACACCACGGTCCATCCGGAAACTTGTCTTTATCGCCGTAAGCCAAGGGCCCCTGCTTTAAGACATATCCAACAACCGTTTGAACTTGATCGTCATCCAAACTCTTATTTGTGAGGATAATACCTCCGTCAGTTGTGGATTTGCCGCGGTAAGGAAGAATAAGCATTCGCCACCCAGTAGGGTTAGGCATACGCTCTATCATAGATTTATCAGCTTTCGTGGGGTCTAGAATGCGGGCTTTAGAATCGACGTACATGCTTGCTACGCCTTCTTTTTCCTCAGTTTCGGCTTTAGCTTGAGCGACTTGCTCTTGCTTAACTTTCTTTTCCGCTTCTAGTTCTTTGGCTAAATAGCCTGGCACTTCAATCATGCATACGCTCCTGTTTTTCTAGCAGGTCCGAGAGTTCCTGTTGGACATAGTTCAAAGAACTTAGTTCGCCCATTAAAGACGAATATTGTTCCATTGAATTTATTCCATTATTTTCGAGTAGGTCTAACACGTTACTTTTGCGCTCTTTGATTATCCTTTGGATAAACTGAACGATGTAAATGTCCTCCATAGCTCCTCCGTATAGGAAAATCCTATATCATTGGAGTATATCGTATACTTCGGGAATTAGAAACAAAAAGGGCTAGAACACCCCTTGGAAACGTTGTTTACGAATAACAATGGGGCTAAACGCTTTTAACGCGCCACCATTAGACATTTTACGGGGCCCCTCCGCCTTAGCTAAAGAGATAGCCACAGACTGATCCTGTGGATATCCCTCTTTCTTAAGCTTACGTATGTTAGAACTTATCTGCTTAGGGTTGTTTCCTCGCATCAAAGGCATGGTGCTCTCCTAACAAATAGTAAAGTCGCCACCGCGAAGCATAGCGCCCATACCACGGCTCTTGCCTTTAGTGATAGTGCCGGTCTTAGTTTGAGGCGTTTTTTCCGCAGTAGCTTTGGCATATGGGATACGTCCCTGGCCTTTGACATCCGCATAATTAGTAGCCGTAGGAGCTTTTCCTGGGGCCATTCCGTTAACTTTTACTGTTCTCATGATTAATTTCCTCTGTTAGCACGTAATCGTAATAGTTCTCTTTCAGCTTGCGCGTTTAATCGTTGAGCAGTCATTTGTTCCTGACTTTGAAGCCGATCATCAAACTGACGACTACGCTCCATCATCTTCTGGCGCTCTAAGTCTAGTTTAACCTGGCCTTCTTGGATATCCGCCATTGTTTGTTGCTCTTTAATGCCTATTTCTTTCTCTTTTAAGGCAATTAAAGGATCGGGTCCTTGAGGTTGCTTGGGTTGTCCTTGTCCCGCAATGTCCATGCTCAACTGACGCACGTTTTGTAACTCTTGAGCAATGTTTTGAGCAATCATCATCTCTATTTCAAGCATTTGATCGTCAGTAGGAGGTTGTCCTTGGCTTTGCTGCATAAACTGCATTATAGCTGTTTCCTCGGACTTAATCTTAACATGCTCTGTTACATGTTTTTGCAACGAAGCAAGGATAGCGGGAGACTGACCCGCAATAGGAGACGCACTAAACAAAATGTGCGAAACGATATGCGCATCGTGGTTCTGACCATCAAACGCCTTAAGACTTGCGCTATCCAGAGCATCAATGTTCTCTTGCGCGGGATCTTTAGGTATGGGCTCTGAGCTACTTGGAGCGTTCAAAATTTTATCTACGTCTTTCACCCCCAGAGCTTCGTACATGCGGCGGAAAGCCTCGTGCATGTTGTGCATTTGAGGTGCTTGAGTCGCCATTTGAAGCTGAGACTGTGCCAAAGCAATGCGCTGAGCCTGAGAGAAGATATTAGGGTTAGAAACCGGAATTACGTCTACTCGGTCGTCAAAATCTTCCGCCATGATGGTTTCATCACCACCTGCAACAGAAAAAGGATATTCCTGCGGTAACGATTCGTGCATTACGCGGGTGAGAAGCTTAAATTCCTGGCGCATAGAGTAATGAAGGCGCTTATGAACCGCGCTCATCACTCGACTACCCTGCTCAAGCATAGCCACTGTCGTGCCAACCGCCGCGTTCTGGTTACCGTCCCCGACTTTTAGGTCCGTAATCGTAGCAAAGCGCTTTCCTGCATCTACTACAAACCCTAAGAGCTGAAATAGTGTAGTATCCGGTCCCTTAAACGGTAACGGAATCAGGCTGTCTCGGATCGATCCGCCTGGCGCGTCTACATCTCGGAACTCTCCGGGTTGCAGTGGGTCCGAATCGTCTCTTATACGCATTCCACGCGCTTTAAAGCCAGCAGGTAGGTTAGACAACGTACCGGCGTCTATGAGCTGCCTGAGAGCCGCTGTGGCCGTCCTAGACAGGCCTCCGATTGTGTGAATAAGCCCCAAACCATAAAAACCAAAACCAGGAAGGAACTTGTAGTGAACAAAGTATTGAATTTTCTTGCGTTCTTCGTCGTCCTCGGCGTAATTACGGCGAACGGACAACACAACTCCGCTATTTTCGACCACAGTAACGATATACGGCAGTTTAATACCCGTTTCATCACCTGATTCGTCTACATCTTCGAACCCAGTTAGATCTAACTCCGCATGAAACTCTAGCAAAGTCACATCGTGACTAATCTGAGACGCGTGAACACCTTCGATCTTGTCCATTTCGTCTGTCAGCTCATCGCCCGTGTCTTGACCGGGCAACACAGGTACGTCTAAATAAAAACCAGACACCTGTAGCTTGCGCAATTGGTTTAACGGCATGGAAACGACGTTAGTAATGCACGGACAGCTCTCTAAACTGCTTGTCTCGTAGGGCACAACCAGGTTTTCCGCCGGAACAAACTTGCTGACAACGCGGTTTAAAGACTCGTCAAAGTAGACTTTCTTAAAAGTCGAACCTGCCAAGGGCAAGTAGAACAACATCTGATCGAATTCAGGGGTGTATTCCTCCATTATGTTAGTAATGTAGTAATTCATGAATTCTTTGACCCGTCGGGCCTGTTGCTCTTTTTCTTTGGTAGGTGTACCTAGCACAGACGTGCGTACAGGGCCGTCAGGGGGCAGTAGCTCGTTAAACGCTTGCGCTTGGAACTGGGTGGCAGCTTCTGCTAAAAGCGGGTGTGTGACGCCTGTGGCCCCTCTGAAGGGCATTGTTCGCTCTTCGTAGGTAAAACCAAGCAACTCCAGACCGTTTCGGTAGGTGTCCTCCCAATCCTGTCGCGAAGCCTTGCCTGAATCGTACTCAGCCACTAGCTCATTAGCCACGGCCCCCAGCTCGCCTCGCTCCATTTCTTCCGCAAGGTTTCGATTAAAGTCGCCTTCGTCCACGTCTCGCATAGACGGATCGAAATCAATGATTACGCCACCTTCCTCGTCTTCTATGATTTCTACGTCCATACCTTCGCTAGGCATGCGCTCCATAGAGTTAGGCGCGGCAATGTCCATCTGATCCTCAATAGTTAGCTCTATCGGGTCTTCCCGACGCTCTACCATCGAGGTTATGTTGTCACCTTCTGCCATCTTAGTTACCTTTTAGGGTTGTTCTGTCTGTAACGAGTATCGGCCTGAGATTCAAACGGGTCAACACGTCTGCTCTCGGGCAAAGATGTTCCACGTGGAACATTCTCACGGTTAATAGATCTTTGACGAATTCTTTCCATAGTCTCTTGCATTAATTCTTCAGGACTTGGGTTACGAATGTTTGCGGGAGGCTCATCGAGTCCCATGAGCTCATTATAACGTTGTTCGTTGACTCGGTCTCGTAAAGCTCTAACGTCTGAGAATTGTTCGGGTTTTAAGTCAGTCGTCGAAGTTGGAGGCAAGTCTCTTAGAGTTGAGTCAGAAAAACGGCCCTGTACATTTCTTGCTTCAACTTCCGTTGGCAAACCCCGGTACTCTTTAAAAGAAATTTCTTTTTCCCTAAAAAGCTCGGGACGTAAGTAATCTT